GTACTAAATTCCCGACTACCTTCATTAAAGTTGAGTGCTAAAAAATCTCCCGGCTAACCGGAAGCAAAAATAGTACTTAAAACTTCTTGAGTTAGCCGGACGGGGTGTTATTTCAAACACCGTCCGTAGAACGCGACTCCACGTTCTGTTCGTTTATACACATCACCTACACCAAACTTCGGAGAGCTAGAGTGCCCTAGTGCGGTTGTCTCTCAACCCTGCGGTTTGGTTCAATGTTGTGTCGGAGTTCCCTTCTCCAATTTCTTTCAGATTTACTTCCGTAAGCTCTTTGGGCTCGCAATGTTCCGGGTATCGTCGATTGATTTTCCATCTTGCTGGGAGTAGCAAGAGCATTGACCCTAGTGCCGAGGGCTAGACAGGGTCTGGCGCACTCGGCTGGTAATATACTGGTGGCATTCCATTAAAGAAAAAGAAATTGAAATCCTCTCCTGCAGAAACATAAGTATCTACAAAGGAATCAGTCTGATTCGCCACTGGGAAAGTGGTAAATGTGAATGACCAACCAGGTTGTTGGTTGCGGGCAGTGAATGATTCAGCTGTCCTAGTGGTGGAAAAGCGAGTAGGTCTATAGTATGGAATCTCTACTGCGCTCAAGGGGTTCACCGCATTATTTGTTAGACACGCTCCCCTAGGCGTGTAACCCTTCATAATATTGGCTGTGGCTGCTAAGAAATCGCCAGGCGAACCAGTACCTAAAGAGTATGAAGTCGTCGTGATATCATAATCATCGTCACGACCAAAAACCACCGAAGTGGATCCTCCTAAATATCCTGATGCTACCGTGGAGGCATGGCAGCGGGAAAAGTCCAATAACCACCTGACTGCTCCTCGTCGACCTAGAAAAGCTCGACTAAGATAATTCAGAAGTGTGGTTTCGGCATAGTAGTACTTGTCTCCATTATTTAAATCTACTATTGGACTACCGGGGGGGGGGACAACTGTAGTGTATCCCCCAAAACTTGGGAAAGCTGCCCTTGATACTGTGATCATTGAAACAGATGCTACTATTGGCATGAGAATTCGTTCATGGAAGTAGTTCCTCTTGATGAGTTGTCGGAAGGATCCAACAACCTCACCAAAGAACACTTTCGTGATATCTTTATCCTCAATACCTGTATGTGCAACGCTGCCGATCCCAGCGGGATCTTCAACTGGTGTTTCAATATTATCCATATCGCCAGCCTCAGGTATATTCCGTGTTTGAACTGGAGTAGCCTGGAACCTCAGAGTATTAAGTCTCTCTGAGGGTTCTGCAACCTCGAAGTCGTCAAGCATGGATACAAATACATTCACCTGGATATCACTGACAACTGTGGAAGCTGTCGTCAAGGGGTTCAACACATATACTGATAAAACTCCATTGCCAATCTTGATCTGAGAGGCAGTGAGAGGAGTTGTAGCAAACATCTGTGTAGATGCTATTGCGTCTATACCAAAACTCTCCCTGTAAGGCTGAGTCTGAGCCCAACCAACATCGTACGTAAAATCCTTAGCCAGTGAAATGTCATGGATCTTTGTATAATGCGTATTGTAGCTCGATGAAGCAGCCCCATTCTTTGGATCGTATACAATTCTAATACGACCCTTGTGGTACTCTGACGCGACAATCTGGAACCTAAATCTCATAGTACCTCGCCAGTACTTAAATGGGAATGCTGCCATTCCAGCAGCAGTGAGATGGTGTTCCCTGTCAGTGCCATGCACCTGATGTACGCCTGGATCTACGTACGTGTTCCACAGCAGGGTTTCAGCTGTTGTGGATACCAACCATGGAAAGGTTGTAAGATACGATTCCCTCTGGGCTATACCAGAGATTGTTAGTTCATCATTAGAATCTATACCTGTAGTGGTTGGATCGATAGTCAATTCCTGTTTACTATCAACTGTGAGTTTTACTCCCATATATTGATCATCCGTTGTGGCTAAAGAATTTCTAGCCCGGGGAACTAGGATGTTTGAGATTAAGTTCAAAGGAGATGAGTATCCAAAAATCTTGGATATTGAAGCTGTGGCTGTTGCTCCAATTTCCGTTGCTCGAGCAAAAGGACCTATCCATGGAAGAGAGGAAAGAGATCCGGCCATTCGAGCTATGGTACTGGCTGGTTTGGAAATAATTCCTTGTGTGTACTCATCACCAGCCTGAGGAGTGTTTCGTGTAGGGATGGAATACGAAACATTGGTTGACCATGCAAATATGGAGATAGATATAGGACTCGTACCTCCGTTCGCATGCAACAGTTGATTCAGAGATGCCAATTGGATGCGCCCCAGCTTATTCCACTGTTTATCAGGAATGGATAAGGCGTTATCCGGCCAGAAGAAAGGCAACTCTAAATCCCCACCCTGCGAATTTGTGGGATTCAAATACACATGAAGACGCTGTGACAAACCAGTGATATCAGCTGACACTGGAGCACGATCAATTGATGTTGTATCAGCATCAAATAAGGGAATATAGGAGGCAATTGCTCGCCCATAATAAAACGCATTCCCATTGATCAAAATCTTTACATGTAAATTGCATTTGAGAAGATAGTAGTTCTTGATCTTCTCTCTCACTGCAATATTGTCCCAGTACAGAGACCAAGGATCGAAGAGCTCATCAAGTGAGGAATTGGTATTCCACACGTACTCCGCAATCTTAAGTGGTCTCTGAAAAAAGTCTGACAGATTGGCATCATTCATGAAGCCAGTATTCCGAGTATGATCCATCGGAACCCCTCTACTATCCATGGAGGGGGCGACATTGTCGCCAAAGGATAATGTTTGTGACGTTAAGTAAGCGTCTCCGTACATTCCGGAAGAAATTGTTTGTTGTTTTGAGGACTTGCTATGTAAAGAGGAAAGAGACAGTCCGATCTCCACCTCCCTTGGTATGTGTAGGTAAAACGCAAAGCCTGATGTAAATAAATATAAAAATATACACACAAGTATATAAACACTGGTAACCATATACGTTCTAGTCCTGTTGCTTCTCCGTAGACCGGCATGGACGTACACCGGGTTCAGTTTAGAGACTTGAACTGGTCGGGGAGTATTTTTTGCGCCACTCCACCGCGCGATCGTCATATGACAGATCTAACTGTTTTGAGGATATGTTTGTATCCTGAGCTACTAGTTGAAGCTGACCTCGGAATTCCTCGTAGAATTCCTCCCCGTGAAGGAATGCTTCCTGCAGCATCTCCCCATAGGATTGAATAGCTAGATCCTCTCGCTCAACATGTGCGCTCTTCAAACACATGTGACCCATCCGATAAATAGATCCCTTTTCCAGAGCACCTAGATACGCCTGCAACTTTGGATGGTAAGTGTTCTTCCTTTTAAGAAAATCGGTCTCGTTGGCGTGAACGAAATCTGGAGGATCATCAGATTTCCGGGCATCAGTCACCTTCATACCCAACGAATCAAAGAACCACTTCTTGGCAGAAAAACACGTGAGCTTTCGAACTTCTTGCCTGCTCTTGCTCTTACTGTCATCACCGTACGTAAGTAGACGCTCATTTTTCCGATAAGG